TATAATCTCTGAGCTGTTAAAAAATGTAATTATATTTGACTGTGCATTATAGTTGTAATGTGTTTTACTTTCTATACCCCATAATTTACATACCTCAAAAAATGTATTTAATGTAGTTTTTTTCAGTGAGTCTAATTTAGACCTACCCATTAGATGTCTAGTACCTGGATATTTTAATGACATCATCAGTAAGTATGCACATCCTAAAAATGATTTACCTCCACCCGCACTACCTCCATACAAAATCTCATTAGTATTTTTATCAAATAAATACTTTAAAGCTATTTTTTGTTTATTAGTAAATGTAGGACTAATAGTCAATCCCATCTATTTTAATGTCTATTTTTACTGGCTCATTTTGACTAGTAATGTCTAACTCTGACCTCTCTACATACCCTCTCTGTTTACCTTTACATTTTAAGTAGAATATTGTAGCTGATGTATTATGACTTGCTATCTGTTTATGTAATGATGTCTCTACAAAGTCTAATGCTATATTATTAATATCCTCTACCTTTTGTCTAAAATCCTCATCCTCTTTTAGCCACTTATAATATGTAGCTCTAGGTATCTTTGCCTCATGACATGCAGCTGATACTACCCCTAAACTAGCCTCTAATGCTGCTAGCATGCTCTCCTTTTTTATATGCCTACTTTTGTCTATACTCATATAGTATAATAGATTTTTTTACATTTTATTTTTTAAGTCCTCTGGAGTAGGTAATAATATACCTAACTCTGTCTGACTCCATATCCTAATCTGCTCTATATAATCATTAAATTCAACTCTCTCCATTGTCTTAGTGTCCTCTATCATAAACTCTCTTTTTAGTAGATCATGTATTTCATGAGGATAATACCCTAACTCACTGCTCAGGATTTTTACTATACACTTCCAATAGTAATTATTTTGTTTATGGCTTCTCTGCATGGTCTGATTTAAATTTATCCCATAACTTCATAGGATTACTATGTTGCGTATCATCTGCGTCTCTATGTATGTCAGGTATTCCCTTATACTCATCTGTAAATTACATGTATAACCGCATATATTACATACAAATCTCATTTTTTATATTTCTTTATTTTGTATATGATGTACCCTATTGTAGGAGTACCTAGTATTATAGTAAATATATTAGGATGTGGCTCCCCGCAAAATCCAAATAAATGTCTAAAAAACTCTATCATAATTTTTTATCTATTTGAGTTGCTATATACATACCTACAGCTATACCTACTCCTAATGTTATTATGTATGTCATTTTTTGTTTTTTAAATATATCTCCTCTTTAGTCAAATGTCTCTCCTCTATACCAAATTGCATCTCAAATCCATAGTCCTCTCTAATTATCTCAGGTATTACTAATTTACCATTTTTAATAATACTAGGTTTGTAGTAGTATTTTTTTGTTTTTCTACCTGCCTGTCTCCAATTATTAGTCATTATTAATATGTTTATGCATCTCCTTTATTACTGTCTCATCATCTAACTCCCATAAGTATATCTCTATAGTCCAAAACAAAAACATAAACTCTATCCATAATGCACAAAATTTACCTTTTCTGACTACATTACGCCACTCTATAGACAATGATGGTAAAATGTGTAATGACTTATAAAATGCGTATGTGTTTATTTTCATAATTTATTGTTTTTAATTGTTTTCTCTATTTCAAATTGTAAATGATGTATAGCCTTTTGCAGATCCTGTATTTTTTTTTCAAATATAGTCATACCTGCCTCTGTTTTTTTACCTGCTCTAATAAGATATGTAGTAGCTGTAGCTATATGATATGACAAATCAAAATTATCGCATACCTCTCTAGCTGTATAATTATTATGTCCTTTGTAATATTCAGGTACATCTAATATACCTAACTCCTCTTTTGTCAATAACATTTTAGGATTTATTTTATTCATTTGTTTTGCATTGTCTAAATTTCTGTCAGTTTCCCAATATGACTCATGTTTATCTGCCCTGACCTCTATATTTTTTTTTATATCCATTTTGTCCTCTACTTGCGTTTTTACTATGTACTCCAGGTCTTTTTTTTCTCTGTTTTGTTATATATCTATGTATTGTCTTTGCCATACTTATTTATTATATTTATTAGTCCATTGTGTATCTCTTTTAGACAGCTAGGGCAATTAGTATTAGTCTTATACCCTCCGCTATATATAGCGTTGTATAACTCTATAGCCTTAACTTTACTGTCTAAATCTTTTAATTGTTTTGACTTTATTTGTGTCTCTAAACTTAGTACCTCATCTATTAAATATTGTGGTATGTTATCTCTATTAAGTTTACTACCTACAGGCATCCATTTGTCCTTAGGACACTGCATTTGAGATATTGAACACTTGACTCTCATAAAACATTTACACACCTTACATGAGGCTGTAGGACTAAAAAAATACTCACACGCTCTACATGTGTTAAATCTAAAATTAAATGTCTCACTATCTACAAAAAAATTACTCAAAATAATTTAGTTTGTGGTTGTACTTTGTTTATTCTTTCTTTAGCTATATTAAAATAGTTTTTGTCTAATTCTATTCCTATAAAGTTTCTATTTAAGTTTCTTGCTGCTACTCCTGTCGTTCCACTACCCATTGTAAAGTCTAACACTGTTTCGCTTTCGTTTGTATATGTTTTAATAAGATATTCCATAAGCGCAATTGGTTTTTGTGTAGGATGTTGTTTATTTATATTGTTTGGCTTAAATTCTATTACATTTTTTGGGTAGCCTGTTTTTTTTTGTATATATGTATCTCTTAGTTTTTCACTACCAATATGTCCTACTCCTTTACTTCTGTTTTTGTTGCTCTTGATTATATTACAATTTTTTAAATCTTGAGGATAATAGTTATGCGTTTTCTTGCTAAAAATATGTATTAATTCTGTAATTTTTAGTGGTTGATACTTACATAGCTGCGAGTTAGACGCTACTTTTTTATTCCAAATCCAATCATATTTATAGTTCCTAATATTACTAATTCTTAAAGCACTACTAAACGGCTCGCTACCAAATAATACTATTGCTCCATTAGGTTTTATAATTCTATTTAATTGTTCCCACATTAATTTAAAATCTATGACATTATCCCATTTACATGCAGTTGTACCATAAGGAGGATCAGTAATAATAGCGTCTACACTTTTATTTTTTATTTGTTTCATAATTTCTAAACAATCGCCATTATATAAATTATTCATTTAATATCTCTTTTAGTTTTATTTTTACATTGTTTATAGTTGTAAATAGGCTGCTCCTACTTATTTTAGTTTTTTTTGCTAAACTATCTAATGTCTCTTTTTTTTCTACATTATAGTATAACTTATATACATCTCTATCATACCAATACATAGAGTCTAATGCTTTATCTAGTTTTTCAAAATATACCCATGTAGGATCAGAGTCATCTGTAATGTATAATATATTGTTTATATCTTTAGTATTATCATTATCTCTGACTAATTGTATGCTGTCATCTATTATACTTCCATATCTTTTATATGTATAATAAAATTTACTTCTAGGACTAGTAAATGATCTCCTTAATGCTACAGCTCCATATTTAATTAATCCATCCCTACCATCAGATTTATATATTTGTTGTAATGTGTCTTTATTCATACACATAAAATACTCTATTAGCATAGATACCGCATCCTCTGCCTCATACTTATTATTAGTATATTGTAATGATATACCTATATATACATCCCTCAAATCTGCTATTATTCTATATATTTCAGTCATCTATAGGTCTGATTTTTTGTAAATCATTAATTAACTTTGTACTATACTGTCCTATAATCTCTCTATATATTCTAATCTCTCCTCTATTGTCTTTATTTTCTATACCTAATAAAAATCCATTTACCATACATGATAAATTAATAGGTATAATCATTAGAAAGTCATCCCAATTGCCTGCGTTTTTATTGTTGCTATACATATTATGATACTCTATAATCCATGATGACATGTCTATAAAATCTTTGTATTTATGTATGTCTGTTAAATCTCGTAAATTGTCTGTAATATTGTCTAGAAATGACTCTATCAGTATCTCATGTTGTATATTTACATATATAGGTTTTACATGCATATACAAATATTAGTATTTTACATACACATATAATGTAAAATGTTAATTAGTTATTAACTGCTTTTTGTTAGCTTATTAACTTTTTTAGTAAAATAGTCTATTAGCTCCTCATAGTCTATCCTCATCATTTTAGTAGACTGTCTAGATAATTCCTCTAATTTTTTAGCTGTACCCTCTCCATACCTATCATCTAATCTAAGACTATATATATACTGATTACCGCTTAAATGTATATTACATCTATAGCACTGCGGCATAACATTACCATCCTCATGCCATCTAGTTGCTAATCTAGACCTAGACATAAAATGACCTGCATGGATGCCTATTTTATAATGACTGACCTTATCGCATGTAAAACACTTTACATATCCCTCAGGCGTCGCATCTCTTAATCTAATGTATATACTAAAAATTTTGTCTAATTGTTTTTTTAATTGACTTATAGATTTTTTTTTAGCCATTAAAATAATTTTGTTTGATTCAATATAGGCTTTAATCTATTATTTGCAATACCTACATATTTTTTACTAATTTCTGAGCCTATCCAATTTCTGTCAAGCTGATGAGCAGCTACAGCAGTAGTACCGCTACCCATAAAACAGTCATATATCAGGTCTCCAGGTTTGCTAAAATAATTAATAAAATATTTAGGTAGCCACTCTCCAAAGGCGTACCCATGACCTGCATTATCTTTATTATTGTTTACAGGTTTTATTATGTAATTTTTAATCATATTATCCCCAAAGTTATTATAATTAAATTTTTTACCTATAGAGTCATCTGTATTAGGACATAGACAAAATATATACTCATATCCATTACATACTACCCCTCTGCCTGTAGGATTAGGATTATTTTTAATCCATATAAAAGTATCTTTTAAATGTTTTTTATATTCTGACATTATATATCCTGCTATACCTTTACACCCTGCATACTCTCCTATATTCCAAAATAAATAGTGTTTGCTAACTCTTAGACACTCATCTATCCATATTTTAGTCTGATTAAAATACTCCTCTGTATCTAAATCATCAGTATAGGTATCATAGTTTACATTAGGATTATTAGTATTACCTCTACTATTTCCTATATTATATGGAGGACTAGTAATTATCATGTCTATAAAATCATCCTCCATCCTAGACATAGTATCTAAATTACTCTCATTATATATTTTATTAATCTCCATTACACATACATTGTAGAGTTAGCAAATACAGGTACATATAATTTGTAATAATGCTCAGGCGCTCCATACAAACCTATTTTTGTGTCTTTTGTTTTTATAATTTGTCTATCATATTGTAAATTACTCATAGCTCTCCTAATGCTTGTAAGAGGTATATTTTTAGCATAGTGTACTCTCCATAAATCATATATTTCTGACGCTGTGTATCTACCTCCATTTTTAAATATCTGATATACTTTTTGCTCCTGGTTTTGGTTTTTAGTTTTTTTCTGTTTTACAAAATCCTGATCCTGATTTGTAGTGTTAAAATAGTTTTCTGATTTTTTCATAGTTTTATTATTTAGTTATATATTTAATTTCATTACCTATTAATTTTATACCTGTGCCGTTTTTAGCTCTATATTTTAATCTCTTATCTCTACGCTCAGGCTCTTTAGTGTCATTATCCCATATTAGTTGCCTATGTTTTTTTATCCAGGCAAAATAGGTCTGTACATTAAGTACAAATTTTACATCCTCTGTGTCTCTTACACCATAACGAAAACTCATGACTATTGATTTAAACTCCATATTACCAAAACTCTCTAATAAATCTGTAGCTAGACTTTTACTTAATACTACTTTAAAGTCTGTATCTTTTTGTTGCCCTAACTCTACTAATGTATGACTAATTAAGTCTAAACATTTTAGGCATAGGTCTTTATATTCTATGTCTTTTATTTTCATAAATTATTTAATATGTCTTTTGCTTTATTATGACTATCTATATGATTACTAATTGTAGATTTTTTATCCCATTTTTTTGAGTTTTTTTGCCATCTTAGTAGTCTCCTATGTATGTCAAATGTTTTTTGTTTTTCAAATCTCATTTTTGTACCTCCTACCTCACTCCAATACATATAAAAATCCTCTAAAATATCTATACTAAAATCATTTTTATAACTTAAAATTTTAGCTTTAAATTTTGCATCTCTTATAGATATATTATTTTGTATTTTTATTGTTTTATTATTATTAGTGTCTGCTTTTTTAACTTCTTGCTGTCTAATTTTTTTACTGCTTGTAGTCAAATATTTTAATATCTTATCATGATTTATTTTAAAATGTAATTTAGATGGCATGCCTGATAGTTTTGTAGTCAAAAATTTCTGATCCTGGAGTATTTTTATAGCTTCTCTCTGTTTATATTTAGATAATGTAGTGTCTTTTTTTATGTTATCTGATGTGTTAAAAAAATATCCATCTACTAAACTATTATTGTCTATAAAATACCCCTCTTTAGATATTAAGTCTGCTAATAAAATAGAGGCATCTACCCCTATTTTACTAGCTAAAAACTTATTTACCACTAAATACGCTGTACTACTTAGTATATTTCTCATAATGATACATCAATTTTAGCATTATAATCGCTCATACAGTATTGTATTTTCTTTAATGTACTAC